CTATCTCAATGGATAGTTCTGCTGTTGGAATAGGATCAAAGGGATTACGTTCAGTTGCCATTTTCTATATTGCCTTTGGTTGATAATTATCGTATGGATTACGTTCTACTACAGAACCGCCTTGTTTCTTTGTCTCGGGTGCTAAATTTTTAATCTTTTCAGCTACTCGTTTTGCTCTTTCTGGTGTATCTTTTTTAGCCCAATCTGAATCTAATGCTTCATTCGCAGCTTCTTTAAATTTACCTGCTCTATAAAGTTTTAGTGTTTCTTCAAATTTTGATACTGATGGTTTACCCATTTGATAAACCATTTCAGCTAAAGGAAGAATCTGATCTTCAGATAAATTAGGAAGTAGTTCTCTAGCTTCTTTAATTGAATTTTTCCAACGTGTTAGCCCAACAGACTCTACAATATCTTTAGGAACTGTATCTCCTATTTTTAATTTTTTCTTTCCTATAGTTTTAAGAAAATTTTTATCTACAAGAATACCAGCGCCTAAAGTTGGTTTACTTTTTGTATCTGGATATACTACATAACTATCAGAATCTTTATTATATTTAGTTGGATCATTAAAATTATATTCACCAAATTCTTCAGGAACTACTTCATTACTATAATAAATCTCAGAATAATCAGGTTTTACTTTAGGAGTAGGCACTTCTTCACTAACAGAAGACACACCAGAAATAGCTTCGTCCATTGCACGTGCTTCGGCTTTATCTGCTGGAGTAGCTTGCTCATATCGGATCATAATAGGATTTACATTATCGCTAGGCATACCACCCGGTGACAACATTGAGGCTAATCCTATAACAGATGTTAAACCTTTGTCAACCATTATATTGCCCTTGCTTGATAATTATATGGATTTGATTCTATAACAGAACCACCCTTACTTTTATTTATTTTTTTAGTTTCAGGTTTAATAGAATAACCTTTAATCATTTCTGGAGGAATAGGTTCTTTAAAACGAACTTCTGTAAGTTCATAAAAAGGTGTATTGTACTTTTTATCCATAGGAACATTTTCTTGTCCAAAAATTTTTATTCTATCAGATTTATTAAATTTTTCTAAACCTTTATCACTAAATAGTTTTTCTTTAGAAGTAGGACTACGCTGTAAAGGAATGTTTCTTTCTAACATTTCTCTTGGAACTTCAATTTCTAATAAGGCTCGTTCTTCGCGAGGTGCTTGTTCATATGCTTTTCCTTTTTTTCCTTTACTAGCTTTTTCTCCTCTAGCCATAACAGAATATCCAACTCCTGTGTCTGGATCAGGAGTAGCATAAGTATAGCCTTTTCTATCTACTTTCAAACCTTCTTCTTTAATTTTATCTAGATTTTTTATATTTGTTCCGTGATATAAAGTTACTGTTCCCTTATCTTCTAATTCATCTAACCACCAATTAGTTTTCTTGCCGGGAAAAGAAAGTTGTTTAAAAGAATCTAAGGCTCTTTCAGATATTTCTTCTGGTTTAAGTAAAGAACGTAAACCTTTTACTCCTCCTTTACCTAACATGTATCCACCAGCAATACCGGGAGGACCAGCTACAGCACCACCTATACCACCAGCTATTCCAAGTAACTCAGCTAAAAAATCTATACCACCTTCAGTGCCACCTTTTTGCACACCAGTTACAAAACCAGAACCGGGAAGCATTTCAGCAGCAATACGAGCAGCACCAACAGGATCAGAAACAGCCCCCGGCTTTAAACCAAGTTCTTCTGCTGGTGTACCTTTAATACTTTGAACTGTTTGTCTGAGACGATTTGCCATAATGGTAGATACTTCCCCTATCTTTCTCCACTACTTAATTTCAATACTATATCACATAGTTAAATTTTATACAACTTATACATATTTAAAAATGTAATCTTCAACTGTTTTACCTACACAAGTCATACCTAAATCTTTACAGATGTAGTCTGCTATATCCTGCCTAGATATACCAAAGCTTTCACAGTTGTTTTTAATTTCTATATTGATTACTGGCTTTGTTCGTTTGATTGTATCGGTAGCACCTTTGAGAAACTGTAGTTCAAAGCCTTCTACATCAACCTTGAGATAATCTACATTCTCAAAGTTAAAGCTATCTAGTGTACGCATCTCTGCAGTATACTCAGTATTCTCTGCAGCGATAGAAGCTGTGCCGCTATTACCTTCTGTTACATAGCCTAGTGATATTTCTTTTTCGTACTTATCGCCTAATGCACAATCATAAATTCTATATTCATTTTCTGATTGATAAAGGTTCTCATTAAGACAATCCCTATGCTCCTTGATTGGCTCAAAGCAGATTGTCATATCAAACATATTTACTAGATCAACAGCCCATGTACCTACGTGTGCACCAACGTCAATGGCTGTGCCGTAGTTATCTACAAAACCTAGACTGTGAAACCTGTGTGGCTTTTGATATTCGTCACCATTAAAGTGATTATCTTTTGCTGGAAAGTAAAACTTATTTCTTTTTTCTAGTAGTGCGGATGACATTGTTATACCCCTTCTTCTTGTTGTCATTTCACTAGTAGTATCACTAAACTCTCCAGTATGCAACTCTTTTCTGCCGTCGTGGGTTTTCATCGTCTTCCCAATCAGCATCTTCCATATGTTCAATACGCCAACTCTCCTTCAAGTATAGCGCAGCCATAGTCAGGGCATCTACTTGGTCATCGTGTGGTGCATAAGGGAAAGTCGTTACTTCTTCCTGCAATTCATCTGCCCATTGCTTATAAGCTGGTAGGTATATTCTTCCTGATTCAAACAAAGGAGTAATAGCGTTAAGTCTAGAGGTTTTGTCTTTGTCAGGGGTATACTCCAACACTGGCAGTCCTGCGCGGCGCATATCCTGAATTAAAGACTGCCCGCTCGCCTTTTTTTCTACCAAGCATACATCAGGTCTATGCGTTTTAAACTGCTCCTGCGCGATCCTCCTCAAGTCTGGATACTCGTATCTTCCTCTCTTACTTCCTAGTAGTATCATGTTGGCTACGACCTGCTCCGTTCCGGTATCTTCATCTTCATATACAGAGTGGAATATACCCCATGTCTGTATCACGCTAAAGTCTGCCGTGTTACTCGTAGAAAAGGCTGTGTCATATGTTTGTAATATAAACTCACAGGAGGGTGGCTCGTCGTACTCCCACCACTCAATCCAGTCTTTTTTGACAATGCCACCTTCATCAGGTGTTGGATTCTGCATGTAGAGACTGTCCCAGTATTTGGAACCATTGGTAGCACGTATCTCCATTTCATCCAGACGTAGCACATCATCACTCTTCCACTCAGGAAAGTATGACGTGCCTACAGGTAGACCCAGCAGATCAGACGACTCTTCGTCCACCCAAGCTGGAATAGACACAACATGCCACTTCTCTGAAGGTTTGAGATGCCAATCCATCTTCTCTTCCTGCTTGAGTAGCCAGCCGCATAGGTCATCGTAGTGGTAGCGAGTGTTGATGATAATGATCTTACCGTCTGGCATGAGGCGTGTGCGTAGACCTGAAGGATACCATTCTTTGATGTATCTTCTACCTGCTGAACTGATAGCGTCTTCTTCTGACATAGCATCGTCCAGAATAGCTATGTGTGCACCACGTCCTGCAATCTGTGAACGTACACCTGCAGCATAGTAGGAACCACCGCCGCTTGTCTTCCACTTACCTGCTGCACGTACATCCTGCCGTAGCAAGACTCCATTGAATACCTTTTGAAAGTCTTCCTCACTAACTAGATCACGAACGGACCTACCAAAGTCACTTGCTAGTTGGTCGGAGTGACTGATAGACATTATCTCGTGATTAGAATGTTTACCTATGTACCATGCAGGGAATAGCTTGGAACAGACGACAGACTTAGATGAACGAGGTGGTAGAAAGACCATAAGCCTTTTGATGTTACCGTCTTCTACTTGTTGTAGTTTATCTGCTAATACTTCAATGTGTTTACCCATCTTAAAGTCGGAGACAAGAAGAGGAGCAAACTTCTTGATGAAAGACAAGAAATCCCCATTAGCTTCTCTGTATTCTAATTCTTTGAGATTATTTCTTATAGACAAAAGAACATTGAAGTTTATTTCTCTTTGTTCTTCCTGTTGTAATACTGTTGCCATAATGTCACACTGTTTAATTATTTGCTTTTAATATAGCACACCCCTATTGTGAAGACAAGAAAAACATGATACCCTTATCCTAAGATTACGAAGAAGCTTATATATAGTTATATATAGAATATAATAAAGATATATAAAGTAATACTAAGTAAGTATATAGTAGTATATAGATAGTCTAAGTAGTAGCGAGGCAGTAGCGAAGCTAGTCTTCGACATAGCGAAGCTGTTTGATTAGCAAGCCTAGTTATTTTTTATATTTTATACCCCCCACCCCCTAGTCATAATAAACTTAGGGGGTGTTTTTATGTGTAGACTGTTGCATATTTGTCACACTATTGTATTTTATGAGCAAGCCTTTTTATTTTTGGTCTGTATATGGCAGGTGTGTCTCATATGCAATGCGTAGCGGCGTAGTTTTTCCGGTGGGGTGCACATGAGAATGATTCGCATCTAGCGAGATTCTTTGGAATGATTCTAATTCTCAAGTAGAATTGCGAATGGTTCTTAATTGCATTCCAAAGTTTCGGCAGGTCTAATTGAGAATGGTTCTTAATTGCATTCTAAACTGGCGAAAGGTCTAGTTGCGAATGATTCTTAGTTACATTCCAGACTACCCCCGCCCCTAGTTGCAAGTCATTCTCATTCTTAAGAAGAATATCTTGTGGCATTATTGCAACACATCCCAAGTATTTCCGCCATTTACCGATTTTTTCATTGACGAATCTTCCCCGATATGATAGGGGCGATGATGAGTAATAATATTACAAAAAGATGAAACAATATTACGCAGTATTATGAGTAATATTATTACCCAAATACCCTAAACAAAGAAACAATATAACTCAAAAATGTTAAAAAAACTATTGCTTTCCTCCGGTAGATGGCATATCTTCCAATCATCGAAACGACGCAAGCCCCTGCGGGGCGTCAGCGGTAAAGGATTAGGCGGAAACGTCTAGCATGGTTCGGTCGCGGTTGGATGGGGTTAGTTCCCATGGCTTAGGTAACAATCGCGTAATATGCTACCAAATCGGCGGACCGTTCAACGTGTACCGCGCAAAGCTTAGGTAATGCGCGGGAAGCAATGGGCCAGATACGCGACGGGGTGAGGCTAGCAGAAATCCGTAACGTGACAGGCGGTATGCGCGAAATGCGCGGGGAGAGGAATAAATACCCTCAATCCCTAGTGAGTGGCGAGACACTGTAAATCCGCCAGCGCGTACACAATGCCGCGCAAGTAGCATTTCCTCTTTTACTGTATCGCGCTAAGCGTAAAGCTTGGCGCGGTATGGTATACGCATGGCAAGGCGTCGTGCGTATACTGTACCGCGTTAAACTTAACCTATGGGAGAATATTATGGACATTAAAACCATCAACTCGAAAATCAAGTCAATCAAGACACGTGGAAAAAATCTAGATAAGGACATACACGAGACAGGTGTAGCAATTATGCGTCATGCGGCAAAGCATCACGACTATTCCGCTGCGAATAGACTGGTGGATGCAATGCCCAAATCGGGACGGACAAAGGCGTTTATCAAGTGGTTTAGTGACCATACGCCATACAATTGGAACGAAAAGGAAAAGACGTTCAAACTCCCTAAGAATAAGGACAATCGACGGATATTCCTTATCGACGAGGCTGAAAAGGTTCCGTTTTGGGAGTATACCGTTGAAGTAACGCCCGGCACAATTGACGTAGACAAGTGTTTACAATTCCAGACCATTCTGGATCAAACAAGCAAGAGGCTGGAAAAAGCAGAAGAAACAAAGGGCGACAAGGCTGCATTCTTGAAACGGTCTGTATTGTTCGAAAAGCTTTCCAATATGTCCGTTGAAGATATTATGGCCAAGCTTGCGTAATCCCATACGTTACACAACGGGTTTACAAATTGAAGGGGACGGGTGTAATCTATGCCCGTCCTTTTTTGTGTGTAAATCTTAACCTTAAAACAGGAGAATTTAACTATGTATTCAAAAGGCGACAAGATAACAGTGAGAATATCAAAATCCGATAACCCTGAAATGCGAGAATTAGCCATCCGGTTCGGTGATGAGGTAGACGGAACTGTGATAGGCCAGACAGGTCGGATTCTAATGGTTGAAACCCTGAACGGATTACGCTTAAACCCTTTTATTCAGGACGTTTATCTTATAGAGGAATAAAATATGTTTAAGATCATACGAGTGTCTTGCATAATCCTGATGTTCGCCGCTGTACTGGTCGGACTGTACGGATTTTGTTTCGAACGATGGGATGTATTCCCTCTAACATTTGGAATCCCTTTTGCTTTTATGGCACTAGGTGCATGGATAGCGGAGGCTTGCGAGTAATGATTAACAATACTCCCATAGCTAGGCGGCGTTTCACAATATGGAAAAATCACGCCAAGCTACAACAACTTGCTGGACTGAAACCGTGCGATTGGCATACATTCAAACGATACGTGTTTTGTCAGAGTAGATCCGAAATACAGATGTATATCAAGGCGGCAGAACTTGCGGCTGTAATCAAGGAGAAACAATACAATGGCTAGTGTATCAGGACTGAAACTACTCGGCGTAGGTAACAATGCGAAAACCGTCAAGGGCGACGGCAGCGAATATGTGACTGCTATTCTATACCTGACGCCGGACGACTACTTGTGTCCCTTGTCACGCCTAGCAGGTTGTCGTGAGGGTTGTCTCAATACAGCCGGTCGCGGTGCCATGAATACCGTACAGGCAGCACGTCACCGTAAAACACAGATGCTGCTCAAGCTGCCTGACCAGTTCGACAAGCTACTACGTGCAGACCTTGACAGATTCCAGCGATACTGTCAGCGTAAAGGTATTCAACCTGTAGTACGTCTTAACGGTACGTCCGACTATAACTGGAAAGATGTAATCGTGGATTACCCTGAGATACAGTTTTATGACTACACTAAAGTATTCAATCGCGTCGCCAAAAACTGGCCTAGCAACTACCACCTCACGCTATCCTACAGCGAGGCAAACCCGCAGTATCGCGACATGGTTGTGGAGTATGCAAACAAGTACAGCGCGAACATGGCTGTAGTATTTCGTGACAAGGATAGTATCCCTGACACGTTCCTTGGTCGTCCTGTTGTCGATGGCGACAGCGATGACCTGCGTTTCCTTGACCCTGACAACGTAGTTGTGGCACTGTATGCCAAGGGTAAAGCAAAACGCGACACGAGTGGCTTTGTAGTAGACGTTGTATAAAATCTGGGACAGTCCCAGAAATTGTTAATGACTAATCTATCTTATCATCGGGAGATACAAGCTATGAACATCAACACTGACAACATCAAATACATCGGTGGACGTAACCTGTGCCGTGACGAAGAACTGGATCGTAAGATTTGGGACAACATCCCCCACGGTAAAATCACGTGGATGGAAAACAATCTTATTCTTAACATGGCAAAGAGCAGGAAGGCTAAATATGGTGGACTGCTTCGAGAAAACCAGCACATCTGCTGGCACATCGTTCTGCAGCGTGTGATTCTTGAACGTAACCATAAGGGTTACTCTTGGATTGACGAGGTAGCAGCATAATGCATGATTGGCGTATGTGGTGTGAGATTCTGGCGGATTGTCGTCAGTCTCTCACATCCTCGTCTTGGACAAAAGAGGTTCAAGATATTTATTCGGAATGTAAACGATACAACCCTAAGTTATCCT